ACATTTGCTACTACACTATTGCCACCTTGTACACTAACAGTTTTAAATGCTTCGCTGACACTACCGCCACCGCCACCTGAACCTGTGTTATTAATTGTAATAGTATCAGTACTTGCATCAGCAGTAATTGAAATGCCACTACCTGCCGCAATGTTTAATGTATCTTGATTGTTTTCTGCAATAATTAAATCTTGACCAGCAACACTGATATTTTTAAATATACCGTCATTTAATTGAGTATTATTAATTGTTACTGTATCGCCAGTGACTACTGTTGTTATTCCTGTGCCACCAACAATATTAAATGTATCGTCTTTGGCACTAGCATCTGTAGAACCTGAATCGCCTGTAAAACTCTTATAATATCTTAATGCAGATACATTAGAACTAATTGCTGTATTAACTTCTGCTTTAGTATACTTGTCAATGCTACTGTCGTTTAGTGTAGCATCTATTGTAATTGTATCTGTACCTGGGTTAGCAGTAAAACTTACATTACTACCGCTAACTAAATTAAGTGTATCGTTATTATTGTCTGCAATAAGAAGAGTGCCATCTGCACTAACGTTTTTAAATACACCTGTGATAGCATCTGTTTTTGAAATCTGTATAGTATTGTTAGCAGTATATTGATTTATACCAATACCTGTTCCACCTTCAAATCTAATTGCGTGGGTGGCACTTGCGGCACTGATTGTGTTTGCTGAACCAACACTAGTAACTGTGCTTATAGCATTTTGTAATTGTGCTGATGCAATATTGGCATCAACTTCTGCTTTGCTGTAAACACCTAAATTTGTTCTTGCTGTTGCGGCATTTGGTAAGTCACTTAAATTATTTGTTTTAATAACTGCGTTGGCTAATGTTGCCGCTGTAATAATAGTTGAGCCATCTTCTAATCTAATGGCCGCATCTGCTGTTCCTCTAAATCTGTTTGCAAATATATTTAAATATTTGTAATTGCTGTTTCCAATGTCATATGACATTGTGGTATCTGGTGCACTTGTGGCACTCTTAGGAATATAATTTGCTAAGTTGGCACTAAGTTGACTTGCACTTATACCACCTGTATTTAGAGTAGTCCAACTAACTGCACCTGAACCATTGGTTACAAGTACTTGCCCGTTTGTACCATCTGAAGTCGGTAATGTAAATACATTTGCAACTGTTAAACTTCTGTTTTGGTTTATCTTTAATGCAGGTGTTGTGCTACTTGCACTACCTACATAAAATACAGTACTGTTTGCACTTCTAACTTCTATATGTCCATCACTGCTTTTTGTTTGTAATAATAAACTATGTTGTGAACTAAGTTCTACATCTGCGGCATCGTTTGAACTAATAACAAATCTTGTTTTAGAATCAAATCCTGCACTTTGACTGTGTGTAGGATAGTTTGCGTTATTTAATACACCTGCGTATGCTGTGATATTAGCATTATCACCAAAGTTTCTACCTGAGAAGATATTTGTATTGCCATTCACATTGTGAATGCTTAATGGTGTTGGTAGTGTATATGCTGTTGAGGAAACAGTAATAACGTTTGCAGATTCAGTTACAGTAGTTGCACCTGAGCCTTGTATCTTTTTAAAGTTTAATTGTGAACCGTCTTTTGCTGAGAATAAGCCTATTCCAGAAGCACCTACATTGCTACCACCTGTAACGGCGGCGTTTGCATCTGCAGAAACACTATCTTGTGCTACAAAAATTCCTTGCGTAGAATCGTAAACTAGGATCTGATTATCGGTGATCCCGTCTATATTAAAAGTTAAATTATCTCCTGTTACATTTGGCATAGTATTCCTATTCTAATTTGCAATTATAATGTATTTATCAACAAAGTTGATTTAATTGCTTAATAAAATTTGTGAGATACTACCGTATGATAAGTCATATGTACTGCCATCGCCGACTCCTGCTCTATCAAGAACGGCTCTTAGGTATACATAGTTACCTTTGAATGTGTGAATTTCTGTGCCTGTGGTTGCAGATGTCTTTTCAATTAACTTAATATCACCCCAATCGGCTGATCCTGGTGTTAATGATAGTGTACCTTGTAGTTTAATCTTACCTACAAAAGCATTTAATTTTACACTAACGGAATGAATACCGTCCGTGTAACCGAAATAACTGTCTGCTTTGATATTGTTGCCAGTTAAATCCATATTATCACTGGAGTTTCCTAGCATTTCTAATGTTCTTCTCATAAGTAGCCTCAATTGTATTTATCTCAATAAGGCTGTTATGAGAATGTTGCTAAACTTGTTCTAATCTTTCCATTAAACGTTCAGCACGGTTAGTAACTTGTTTATGCCATCTACTATCTCTACCTTCTACTGCGGCAGTTTTCCAATCGCCTTCTACGATTGCGGCATGCATTTTTTTAAACTTACTAAGTCTTGTTCTGCCCATATTGAACATCATATTAACCAAGATTTGCTGGACTTCGTCTGGTAAGTCTCCAAATACCCCTTCTTCGTATAGCAACTCACACTCAGATATTGCTGTGTCGAGGTCTCTTTCAAAACATTCTTTAACACGTTCTTCTGATACTGGTGTGCCAACCTCCGCTCCATGCTCTGGATCGGTGTCGAGGACCAAATGGCCCACTCCGAAAGTCGGGTATCCCAAGTGGTCGAGGTAGACTTCATTGACTACTCCTTCATCTATTTTGAGTTGCTCAAATACAGCATCTCTATCTAACTTTGTGTCTCTTCCAAATAATCCCATTATAATTCCTCTGTTGTGATTTGTTCTAATTCACTTAGTATGTATTTATAAATTTCTTCATGACCTGCTTCATTAGGATGGTCATCACCATTACCCTCTACTAGATGACCACTAGCAGTTAATTCTGGATCGCCTATAATATTACACAAGGGTTTTGCAAAATATGGAGTAATGTGTTCATACTGTGGAATACATTTTTCACTCATTGCCATTAACAGTAACTTTATACCTTTTGCTTTACATAAACTTTTTAAGTTATTACATAGTCCTAATATATGCATGTCTCTGTCTGCAGAACTTGAAAGCATTTGGTCGTTGTAAATTCTTAGTTTATGATAATACTTGTCCTCAATTGTTTGACTTTCGTCATTTAGGTATGTAAAATCTTTTTGCAGTTTGAACCCTTCTCCTTCTATAATATCTTGTTGATTAGAAGTATAATCTAAAACAAACTTACGAGGGTTATAGTTTACATATATGTCATTATCATACGATTCAAATTGATCTTTCTTTAAAACCATTTCGCCTCTATGTATTTCAGACAGTTGACAAATAACCGTATCTATATTATTGCCTTCTTGAGAGACTGCTTCTATGCACATACGCAATGCTCTAAAAGAACTACCACCATTTAGAGAATCATTAATAACATTTATATTATTATCAAATAAACTGGGCCATGGTTTTCCATTGCGGTTTTCTAATGCTTTGTGACCAGCAGAGAAACTACATCCATTTACATAAATATTTTTCATCTGTATACGAAAGGATCTTTTTTTCTTAATTCTTCGATCTTTTCTTTTAACTTTGCTTCATCCTTATCAGTTAAACGTAGATCTTCTTTGTTAATTTTTGTGATATCTTTTAAATGCTTTTCTGTTTCTTTATCAGGCATTTATATTTCCTCCAGTGTGACTACTTTAAATATTTCTTCACTACGGCCTGTTGCTAATTGCATCTTGGCAACATCTTTTTTACTGCCTAAGTATACTGTACTTTTCCAACCTTCTCCAGTATGAGAAACTTTTGCATCCATATTAAGTTTATTAACCTTTTTTACCCAAACATCGTTTGGCCAGTACTTATATGTTACATATCTATATTTATTAAAAAATAGTTGTCGTCTTAATATCTTATTGTTTGATGCAATTACATTGTATTCTTCTTGCGAACGTACACCTTCTGCACTAATAACACTATCTTTAAATTGTTTTATAAATTTTTTAGCAACTTTGCTGTCTGAGAAATATATAGTAAAGTCCTTATGCCATGCAAACTTCATTGTGTCCCAGCAGTACATATTTTGAAAATTATAGATATCGTTTAATACCATAGCATCGTGTATTAACCAATTGCCTTTAACTGATATTTTGATATGGTATTTGTTCCACCAAAGTTTAAAAGACGGCTGTATATCTATGCCTGCAATACGTTTTCCTAAATTCATTTAACTGTAAATTCAAACTGCTCAATATAATCTACAAGTACAACGCCTTCTTCTATTTTATCAAACAGTATTTTTTTACTGATAGGTTTTTTAACTACATCTTCAAACAGTCTTTTCAACGGCCTTGCTCCCATGCTAGGTTCAAATCCATTGTCTGCAATATACTTCTTAGCCGCTTTGGTTAGTTCTATACTAATTTTGCTGTCATTACTTAGTAGTAATTCATTTGTTTCTTTAACAATTTTGTCAATGATAAGATTAACTTCTTTCATGCCAAGTTTATTAAACTTAACATAAGAGTCTATTCTATTTCTAAACTCTGGTGTGAAGAAACTTTTAACTGCTTTGATATCTGTATCAGTGTGTGTTGTTTCGCCAAAACCAATTTTACTTGTTTCTGACTTTGCGGCACCTAAGTTACTTGTCATTATAAGTGTAACATTACTAAAGTCTACAGTTTTACCTGTAGCACCTGTAAGCCTGCCATCATCCATTACTTGTAACAATACTTGTAATACTTCTGGTGCGGCTTTCTCTACTTCGTCTAGTAGCAATACACAATTAGGATTCTTATCTATTTCAGATAGCAACATGCCTTGTCCTAGTTCTCCTTCTGCGTGTCCAACGTAACCTGGAGGAGCACCAATAAGTTTGCTGACACTATGTCTTTCCATATACTCAGACATGTCAAATTTTACAAGTTTAATATCTAACTCATCTGCTAATGCTCTTGCTGTTTCTGTTTTACCTACACCAGTTGGTCCAACAAATAAGAATGTTCCAATTGGTTTATTAGGCTCTCTAAGTCCTGCTTTACTAACAAGAATACTTTCTACAAGTTTATCTACTGCTTCGTCTTGACCAAACACTTTCTTTTTAATCTTTCTATCTAATTTACTAAAGCCTTTTGTGTCTTTAACGTCAACTACATCTTTTTTAATCTTAGCAATCTTTGATACCTGTGTTACTACTGAATCAAGATTTACAACTTTTTTTCCTAATACTTTAGAAACTGCACCTGCGGCATCCACAATGTCTAATGCCTTGTCAGGAAAGTATTTGTTTTTAATATATCTATCTGCCAGTTCACATGCTTTTTCTATAGCACCTTTTTCATACTTGACTTTGTGAAACTCTTCGTAGTATGGTTGTAGGCCTTCGCATATCTTAATTGTATCTTTAAGTGTGGTTTCTTCTATATCAAGTCTAGCAAATCTACGCATCAATGCTCTGTCTTTTTCAAATGTACTTGCAAATTCATCTGGTGTAGTTGCACCAATACACAATAGTTTACCTTTACCTAACAATGGCTTTAACATGTTTGCCGCATCTACTTGACTACTACCAGCACTACCGGCTCCCATGATCATATGTATTTCATCAATAAACAAAATAGCCTTGTCATCTTTTTCAATTTGATCTAATACCGTTTTAAGACGCTCTTCAAAGTCTCCTCTAAATTTTGTACCTGCTAACATTGTACCAACGTCTATTTGATACACAATTTTATCTTCTAATGTTTTAGGAACTTGCTTGTTAATAATCTTCCATGCCATGCCTTCTGCAATAGCAGTTTTACCTACACCAGGCTCGCCAACTAAACATACGTTATTCTTTTTACGCCTTGCAAGTATTTCGACAACATCATTTACTTCTTCGCTTCTACCAATAAGTGGATCTATGCTACCATTCATTGCTTCTTCGTTTAAGTTTTTAATGTAATCTGCTGACTCTTCTACTAATTCGCCTTCGTGTACGTCGCCTAATACATCTAATAAGTTTTCTCTATGGCATCCGTTTACTGCTAGAAAGTATGCACTATGCGAGTTATCTTCATTGGTGATACTTACTAGTAAATCTATAGCAGATATTTTGTCTCTGCCATTAAAAATACTTTGTGCAAATGCTCTTTGAAATACTCTTTCAACTGCTACTGTTTTTTTAGGTTTGCCTGTGTTGCCTCCTTCTGACTTTAAATTATTAAATTCGTCGTCATTTAAATATGTAACAATATCTGCTTCTAGTTGCTTAATATCAACATTGCATTCACCTAGCACTTTTTTGATTTCTCTATCGTTAATAAGTGCTAATGCAACATGTTCAAGAGTCATATACTCATGACTAAATTGATTAGATATTTCGTAAGCCTTTTCTATAATTCCTTCAACATTCATAATAGTATTTAATTGTTTCTCCTGCGTTCTTGTTTAATTCTTTGTATAAGATGAACATGCTCATGACTCAATGAATCAGGTGGCATAACTTCTACTTGTAATAAAAAGTTACCAACTATGCTACTGCGAGGATCTGTAAATCCTTCCCCTCTAAGTTTCAGTCTGCTATTTGGTTCAGTAAGTGGCGGTATATGAACTGCCAACATTCTTCCGCTAATGTGCCTAACATCTATAGTTGCACCAGTTAATGCATCAAGGTAATCTATTTGTATAATACCAATAAGATCATTTCCGTTTTTTGCAAATTCTGGATGTGGTCGATATCTTACTCTTATAAATAAATCACCTGGCGGCAGGTTTGGGTCTTGCTGTGGACCTTTGCCGTGTACAGTAAACCGTGTACCTTCTTGTACACCTTTTGGTATTTTTAAATCTAACATACCAGTGCCTACATTGATTCGTTGTGTGGAACCGTTATATACATCTTCTAATGATAATAGTATATCAGTTTGTGCATCAAAATTTTGCTCTCTGCGTTGTTGTCCTCTTTGTCCAAATATATCTCTAAATATGTCTCCAAAAGGACTGGCTCCGCCAAAGCCTTGTCCAAAACCTTCAAAAGGATTAGGATTATCATACTGATTACGTTTGTTTGGGTCACTAAGTGTATCGTATGCTTCTTGTACTCTTTTGAATTCCTCTGGATTACCACCTTTGTCAGGATGATGCTTACTTGCTAATTTGCGATATGCTTTTTTGATAGTGGAGGCGTCAGCATCGCGGCCTACCCCCAATGTTTGGTAGTGATCCATTGTCTAATTATACAGAGATATGACAGGAATGTCAAGTATTAATCGTCTTTATTAAACGTTTTTGGCGCAAACTCTTTGTCAGTGCCAAAGTCTTTAAACATATTACTCTTGCCTTCTTGCTCTTCAGGCTCGTAATATTCTTTGTATGCTTCTATAATTGCTCTAAGTTTTACAATTTGGTTACGCATTCTTACATTGTTTTTAGTTACAAGTTCCCAATCTTCATCACTGTAACCAAATACCACAGGATCAATATTTGCTTCTTTCATTTTAGCAAACACTTCTTCTTGGTTCTTGCTTGTTACAATAATAACATTTACTTGCTCTAATGTTTCTACTGGTGGTAGTTCTAAGTTAAGAGGCATTCTCTCTACTTCTTTAGTAAAAATTTCTAATGACTTAGTTGTACTACATCCACTAATAAGGAGTATAGTTAGGATTGGCAATATTAGTACATTCAGCATTGATCTGTGACTTCTTGGTTGCATTTAATTCCTCCTCCGTTAGTGGCGAGCCTTGTGCTATTTCAAAACACCTTGCTCTTTGTGATTCTCTTTTACGTTCTATTCTTTCTATGCTTCTAGGTTTACTTAGAGCCAAGTTACCTACGTCTCTTCTTTCACCTGATGCATTTACTTTGTTAAACTTTTCATTTGCTAAGTTTAAGTCTGCTGTTAGTTTAGCATTATTTTCACTTAATACTTTATTGATTGCGGTCTTAGACTCTATATCTCTTAACTGTTGCTGTATGAGTGCCTGCTGTTGTTCTACAGCACCATTTAGTTTCTCATTGTTAAGTGTAAGGATTTCGTTTTCTGCTTTTAGATGTTGCACATACCACAAGCCTCCAGCGGCTCCTGATAACAACATAAAAAAGAAAACTAGTTTAATTTGACCCAACATGTCTCTCTACTACTTCACATAGTGCAGACACAGTCATAATATCAAATGTTTCTTCTTCTGGTATGGAAATACCTAGTTTGGATTCTATTTGAACAAACACGTCAACTATATCAAATTCGTCACCACCTAAGTCGTCCATCATATGACTATCTTGTGTAATGCCTTTGTCTTTACCAAAATGTGATTCTAATACTTCTAAAATTTCTACTCTCATATTTTCCTCAATAATAAAACATCATCGCTACCTTCTTTAGAAAGTGTAAATCTACCTTCGCTAAAATTGTTGACTACATATGATTTGCCAATTGCATCAGCAAATGCTAAGTCATCACTTAACATACTTCTAATAGGTTCTGACGAAATGTCTTCTAATATATCTTTTTGACCAAAGTTGACTAATTCAAATTCAAATACTCTCTTGCCTCTTTGAAATTGTATTCTATCTTTATCTGTGTCTTTATCTAAATTAACGTTTGACATCAAACTGTCAATTAAAAAGTTTCCTAAGTTTTCTTTATACTCGCTTTCTTGTGCTTCAACTTTATTTTGTTGAAATGTTTTTTTATCTACATACATATCTGGGTCCACTATTACAAAACTTTTCCATGTATCTTCGTGTAGTTTAAAGTCTTCATCTGCATAGTATGGCTTTACAGTCCATGCTAGTTTACCAGACAAGTTCTCTACATCATGTAAAATTTTATCTATTTTTTCAAAGACTTGGTTGTCTCTTTTCATTTCTACAAACACCATGTAGTGTCCGTCATCGTTTGCGGCTGGGGAAGCCTCGCAATCTAATGTTTCATATGCACCTGACTCTACAAAGTTTGATAAGTCTTTAGCAGGAGCCAAATCGTCTACATAAAACCCCACTACAATTACATCTTTATTATCACCTGTCTTTGGTGAAAATTCATCTAAACTGATTTTAGGAATAACTAGATCGACAAGGTCGTGATGTTTCATTATACGCCGCCTCCTAGTGGATCTGCTGGCATTTCTGCTGGCATTGGTGCAGTTGGATCAACTCCTTGTTGCAACATTGCACCTGCTTCGGCATCCTGTGTAGATATTACTTCGTCGTTCATTTTAGTTTCTGCTTCATCATAATGCTCTAAATACTTTCTTGGCACTCGTAATTCAACTAACCATACAGGATCGCTTTCTGTTTTAGTTTTTCTGTAGACCCTATTGCGTGTGATTTCAACTTCTATATCGTCTGGACTCATAATCTTTTTAGGATATTCAAATACATCTTCATTGAACTTAACTTGACATTTTTTGTTAGTTAATCGCAATGCACCTTCTGGATCTGGCATTTCTGCTTTGTCGTACATTAGTGTTAGGTCAATCCAGTATTTACTAGGACGGCCTACTTCAACTATCTTACCCTTTTTCCAGTTCTTAAATGCATAAATACCTAGGTGCTCAAAGAGTCCGTCTAGTTCTAGTAGCATATCAAGAAGTGTTCTATCTTGGTTAATAGCCTTTATGGTATTATTGATATCTTCTGAAGTATATTTTGACATACAAGTATTTATCAAAGTTATTAAATGAGTTGTTTTAACATTGACGTTAAATACTAAATAATATTACATGATGATTAACAACCATTCAAAAAGTTGTAGACAACATATACAGAACCCAACCGTTCATGGATCCATGCACGGTTTTTTTATGGCTTCACAAAAAGGAGATACCATGTCAAGAAAGAAACGCAAAGAACGAGAATTCAAGGCGAGCATACGCCAATTACAAACGGAGGATTTAATATTGAAACTTGATAACAGATATAACACTAAGACGGCTAATTGTACAGTAGTACCTAGAAACATAACCCAAGACAATTTACTTGCATCGCTAGAGCATACTAATACGTCTATTACATTTGCTGTAGGACCAGCAGGTACGGGTAAAACGTATATTGCTACAAAGAAAGCCATTCAGTCGTTATCATCTGGTATGGTGTCAAAAATAGTTATTACAAGGCCAGCGATCAGTGTCGATGAGCAACACGGCTTCTTACCTGGTACATTACAGGATAAGATGGCTCCATGGACTAGGCCAATTATAGATATTTTTGAGGAACACTTTACAACCAGTCACATTGAAAACATGATAGATGCAAATATTATTGAGATTGCGCCATTGGCGTATATGAGAGGTAGAACATTTAAAAACTCTTTTATTATTGCTGATGAGATGCAAAATGCAACTATTGAACAAATGAAAATGCTTTTAACTAGAATAGGCGTAGGCAGTAAAATGGTTATTACTGGTGACTTACGTCAGCATGATAGAGGCTTTGGTGACAATGGATTAAAGGATTTCTTAGAGAGATTACAAGACAAAGATTACGAATTTATTAGAACAGTCGAGTTTACTAGCAAGGATATTGAAAGACATCCTGCTGTAGCAGAAGTACTCGGTGTATATGATGATTTAAACTAATTTTTTTAAGATAATTTCACTTACTTGGCCGACTTGGCTATGTTCTAAATCATACAAGTCGGTCATTCTATCTACTGCACTTTTAATAGCAACCAAAGGATCACTTTTGTTTTGCTTGATATGTGTGTGGACAAACCCACCTTCTTTAAATTCGGGTTCGAAACGCATCATTTCTTCTGCTACTGTAACCAGGTCGACCATATTGATAACTCATTGATTTCTATTTCTTGTGGCTTATCTAAACACCACTTAATTGTTTCTGCTACAGTTTCAGGCGATAGTTTATTATAGTCCTTGGCACGTGGAGGCACCATATCTGTATCTACATAGCCTGGATTTATATTAATTACTCTGACCCTTTTATTCATATCACTAAACACATTTGATTGTGCTATGTGATCTAAATGCTTTTTGTCTGCTCCGTAGAGTGATGTTCTAACACCGTCGTACTTGCTTCTGCTGTTTATATTTACAATAGTTTTAGTATCATCTGTTCTCCACAAGTTAAACAATTGATCAAATAATTCTGATTGCTTAGTACCTGAGTATGCATTATTAATAAACACATCGCATGAGTTGGCTGTCATTATAATAGGTTTAATTTCATTTATATCAAATCCATTACTTCTACTCATACCAACGACATCATGCTCTTTACTAAGTAAATCAAAACATGCTTTACCTATGCCTTTGCTATGTCCTGTAATTGCTATTTTCAACTGTTCTTCCTTTTGAAATACATATAAATTCCAAAGGCACTAATAATAAACCAAAAGAATTCTATTACTAAACTTGCTAGGTTAGGTGTGTAAACCAAACTAACTGTAACAAGTATTGCTACAATTAAGTTATTGAAACTGTACCAAAAACCTTTAGGGTCTATGCGTTCTAATTGTAGTAATGCGTATGTGACTATTAGTAATGCCACACCTGTGAATCCTATTATATCGGGTATTGTAATCATGCTGATGCTGTATATTGTTTTGATATGTATTTCATTTTATTAAAAACGCTCATCATACCAATTTGTCTTTGCATACTAAGTTGAGCACCTAACGGTATCTTTTGTACAGAAGACGAGTTAAAATTTAGCATATCATTTGGCTGGTAACCACTGAATGCCTCTACTAAAATATGTAATAAACCTTTAACAAGTTTACTGTCTGAGTGTGCATAGAACTGCAATGTATTGTTTTCGTCTAGTATATGTGTTAACCACACATCACTTTGGCAACCTGCAACATAGTTTTCTTCATTGAGCATTTCTTCTACGCCTATACCTGCTAAGTCGTCTCCTAATTCAATTAAGTATTCATAACGATCTAAATCAGTTTCTAGTGCTTCTAGTGTTTCTACGATTGGTTCTATTGTTGCTATCATCTTAACTTCTTATTTTTGCTAACTGCTTTTTCTAACAGAGATAGTTTGATATTTTTACCTTGTGCATAATTAATCAATGCTTCTGTATCCTTAGGAAAACAATGGCCACCAAAACCATGCTCGCCATCAGTACCGGGCACTTTCATATGACTGTTGCCCATACGTGGATCTCTAGTTAGCATATCTGTAAACTGGTCCCAACTTACCATACTACTACTTGCTTGTTGTAGGTTGTACAGTTCATTAAAGAAAACAACCTTAGTTGCTAACCAACTATTAATAGTGTACTTGATCAAACTTGCAGTACTCAGGTCTACTTTGAATGTCGGAACCACTCTCACGTTGCTATACCTATTGTAGGCTTTTTCAACTGTGTCGCAGTCTTTCCATTTCCCTCCGAGTACTTGCATGTTTGGATTCACAAAGTCTTGTGATGCATTTGCTTCAGTAAGAAACTCTGGGTTATAAACTATTTTTAATTTATAACTCTTTTTGAATACATGTAAGTAGTCAGGTATAATTGTGCTTTTAACAACAACTATACCTTTGTACTCACAATCGTTTAATTCCTGCAGAACGTTAGTAACAATGTCTACATTAACACTCCCATCTTCGTTGGGTGGCGTTGGAACACAAACGAAAGTAAGTGGTGGATCAAAGTCATTGACAAGTTTATCAATTGTGTTGTCCTCTGAAATTTTAGGATCCACCACGTACTGTTCTATTTTGGAAAAGCCATCGCTGACAGCACTTCCTACAAAACCTTTGCCTATTATTCCTATACTATACTTCATTAAGTAACCAATTTAATTTTTTATTTACATATCTATTTACTGTTTGATCTGTAATAAAAGTTGCTTTTTGAACTAGACCTAATCCTGACAGAGTTTCTTTTTGCTCATACCAGTCGTTTCTTGATGAGGCTATGCCTTGTGACATAACACTTTGCCAAGTAAATGCTTCAATGTGATTTGTTATAACATTTCTTTTTTGTATTGCTTTTGAGAATATGTCAGTGCGTTCTTTTGCTTCTGATTTGTTAGTGTATTCGTTTGACCATTCTAATGTATTTTCGTCTATGGTGTAACCAAATCTTTCTGGGTATATATCTATATCAGCAAAGGCACCTTCGTCCCATGCTAACCATTCTCCACCAAAGTCCTTGTAGCCAGGATGATTCTTTTTAGGCTCAATTATTAATGTTATTGTACCAGCATTATCAACAAGTAAATTGTCTTCACAGTATCTTAAATTTTTTTCAAACTCTGCGTAACTGTCGTTTGCTAATCCAAATATAAAACCTGAACTAATCCAAAAGTCATCTATTTCTTTTCTTAACCTTTGAGAAACATACACAAGATCTTCTATTGTGCTTTTCTTTCTTGTGGCTTTTATTGCGGTATTACCAAAACTTTCTATACCAAAGTTAGCACCATTCATTCCAATTTCTTTATACAAATCTATCTGGTGAGGTCTTTTTGCCATAACATCAAGTCTAGCAAAAGATGTTATTCTAGGTTTAAAACTTAATCTATTAACAACTTTAGCAAGTAACTCTAGTTTTTCATCTGATTCATTAAGTGTATCATCTGCGGCATAGAAATGTGTAATTCCGTATGTATCGTATGCATGTTGCATTGTGTAATAAAGTTGCTCTTCGCAATTCATATAAAGAGTCTTAGATGCTCGTAAAGGATAATTGCAAAAACTACAATTAAATTTACAGCCTAGTGCAACTTCAAATCCTATCACATCAGTGGATTCTAAGAAGTCGTCTTCTTTGAATAAACCATATGTTATGGGTTTCTCTATATCATAATTATAATTATGGTTAGCAAAAATGTTTGTAAACTCTGGATTTTGTACAAACCTTGACATGTCTTTTCCAGCAACAAAATCTGTTAGCATTTCAGTACATCTACCTAAGAAAACACCATCACAGTATTTCATATAGTCCATGTCATTGCGTTGTACTCTTCTATTGCCTCCATATAATATTTTTGCATTAGGTAGTTTGCTTTTAATTTGTCGAGCAAGTTGAATATACTCTTTTTCTAAACCCATAGATAGTGTAGCACTTATACATATAAACTGTACTTCTGAGTTACGAAAATAATTTATTATACCTTTGATTAAATCTTCTTTATCAAAATGAAAACAATAATCTATAACAGTTGCCTCTACACCTAACTTTTCAAACTCATGTTTAATAACATGGGCACCCAACGATCTGTAATTTGCTGGGAATGTAGAACGAATTATTTCTTTAGATATTCTTGGTTTTTGTTTGTTAGATTCAGATATAACAACGGCTTTGTTTTTCATGCTAATATTTATTAACTCATCGCATTCATTTCTAATTCGACTAATGTTGCACTAAGGTTAATCTCTGGGTCAGCACACGATACACTTTTAACCATACCATCTCTAATGATAACAATACTTTGATCTTGCTTCAATGGATCAGTACCCCAAAGTTCTAAGTTCCTATACAAAAACTTAAACACATCTTCATACTCTTCTGGTCTTGCCTGATCACAAATAAGTGTTCTTGCTTCTTTGTACTTGCCTGCTTTAAACAAGTCTACCATGGACAGCATCCAGTCGCTTTGTGCGGCATCGCCGTCCTGAGGACTTTGTAAAACTCCGTCTACCACATTTTGCTGTACCAAGTTGATGCTCTTACGAAGATCTGGATAACTTGCTTGTACATAAGTGTCGAGAGTTTCTAAATCTATCTGTACGTCCTCCTCTACACAGATAGTTGCTATCCTGGCCGTAAATTCATTTACGTCTAGTTTCTCAATATGGAAACCTTGGGACCTACTATGAAGGGCCGGGATAATTCTTTGTGGGTAGTTACATGTTAGTATGAACCTAGCAGTTGTGTGATACATTTCCATCATACCACGTAACGCCGCCTGCCCATTGGGAGTAATGTAATCTGCTTCATCTAGCAATACATACTTAAACTCACCAAACGGCATAGTACTCACAAAGTTTGTGATTCTATCTCTAATAACATCAATGCCGTTTTCGTTACTAGCATTAATTTCAAGTACATCAAATTGATCTACTTTTAAACTGTGTAGCAATAGTTTTGCTAATGTTGTTTTACCTGTACCAGGTGCTCCGCTAAACAGTAAGTGAGGCAATGCTCCGTCACTAATCCAGCCTTCTATTTGCTTACGTTGATTAACATCTCTAAACACATAGCCGTCTACGGTGTTAGGTCTATATTTCTCTACCCATAATTCTTTCATTTAAAAACCTCAATAGTTGTTGTGTCGTTATGATCATTTAAAAGAAAGTTGCGTGACTTTGTTACTTTCTTAACAGCACCTTCAACTCTATAATATGTAACTAACTCTTGCTTAATCACATCTTTACTTGCTATAGGATATAATCCGTTTGCATTTGCATGATTAGAGTCATCTGTATAGTCATCAGTTTCCTGTGCATCGTACAGTTCGTCAAATAAGTTACCTTGTTTCATATGCATTCCTTTTGTGTATTATAAACTATTTGTGGAGAGAAGTCAACTATTTTTCGTATCCAAAGCATTCAAAGTCTTGTTTCCAATATTCTGCAATTTTTTCTCTATTGTTATTATGATCTAGTAATTGCATAAAATCTGCTGTTGTTCTATTGTCACTTGGATGTCTAGCATGAAAATTATTTGCTCTATATATTTGTGTTTCCTTGCCTATAATTAATTTTGATACCTCTGGCCAACGTTCTACAAGTTCTTCTTGTTTTAAAACAAAATCAAAGAATTCTATGTTAGACGGGTCATTGTCTAAGACTGTGTGGATCAAAGGTTCGTTGACCAATGTAACTTGCCACCAATGTTTTGCCTGGTTACCTCCTAAGTAATCACACATTTCATCTAAGAAAAATGTAAATGCGTCTATGTGCTTGTCCATATCGTCAGTCATTTTATACATAGACATATCTATTTGAGTAGAATGATCTGCATTAGGTGGCGGCTGATTAGGGTGATCCGGATCACTTACATTTACAGGAAATGCAGGAGCATAATGCCAAATGTCTGCTAGATATCCTGCTACTACTCTTGTGTATGGGTTACGACAAAATGTTACTTTAGGTGCATCTAGTATATCATTTTCTACTACGTCAAACAAATCATAGTTTATAGACCAATTGTCGCCTGACAAGTCCAGATAGTTTTCTCTACCTATGTATGTTTGAAGCCATAAGTTTAATGAGTTTGATCCGCAACGTCTACCTTTAACAAACACAAACGGATGTGCTTGTTTTTTACCAATTAAAATTTCCATTATTTTTCATATCCAAAACATTCAAAGTCATTGCTCCAACAGTCTGCAATCTTTTCTCTGTTATTGTTATGATCTAACACATAACTGATGTCTGACTTTGAATATGGGTGCCTGTAACTAAATGTGTTTACCTTGTTTAACGGCACTTCCTTGCCTAATATTTTATTACTTATTGCTGGAAAAGTTGTTGCTATTTCTTCTTGCTTGATTATATGATCAAAGAATTGTATATTGTGTTTATCATTATCTAATACTGTGTGAAACAAGGGCAATGTAACACTTGTATTCTGCCACCAGTACCTGTTAGGTGTATACACATAGGAATCAGACTTTGTAGGGTCTACTCTTTGATGATATTCTATAAGTGTATCTACAAAGAAAGTAAAGTTTTCTATATGAATATCTTTGTCCTCTGTAATCTTATATGTTCCTGGGTCAACAGGAACATCAGGATTCATTGGTTCTGGTTGAATAGGGTGTGTAAGGTCACTTGGATTGGCTGGAAAATCTTGTGCCATATGCCAAATGTCTACATGGTAACTTGCTATTAGTCTTGAATAAGGATTACGACAAAAAGTTACTTTAGTTCCTGCAAGTATATCGTCTTCGACAATATTGAATAGACTGTAGTTGTTACACCAGTTATCACCTGCTATAAGAACATAGTTATCTTTGCCTACATTATCATCTAGCCAACGGTCTAGGCTATTACTACCGCATCTTCTTGCTTTGATAAAAATGAAAGGATTAGGATAATCCTTATTGCTAACAATAATTTCCATTATTTGTTTTTTCTTTTAAGTTTTTGTTCTATTTCTTTTTTGTTGTGTTCGTGTAAGAATTTATCTTCATCTACATAAGTAGGCGCATTCTCTAATGCTTTTTTGGCTTGCCAGTATACTTGATAGATCTTTTTCTTACAACCCCAACCGTTGTATCCATCAATGTTTGGATCATGCATAACACCTTCCCATTGCCATAGTTGTTCTGCTATTGCTTTGTTACCTGTTTTTTCAATGTACGGCATGTGCTTTTCTTAATTCTTTATTTTTAAACCAAACTCTTACAAAATATTTTCTTGTAATAGCAACCAGTGTGAACCAAAATGTTAAGAACACAGAAGTCCAAAAGATAATGTCTCCTTCACTTTCTAAATTAGGTATGAATGTTCTATTGGCAATATATAATAACAACATGTTTAGCGGAAAGTTAATAACTAATGCTATTGCTGTATCGCCTACTGACTCTTTTAATGATTGTGTATCTATGCTCACACTTCACCAGATTCAGTGTAAATTTCTTGTTTGGCAGTCTGTTTAGCAGTAAACACTCTTTGATCATCTCTTAATGAAGATGTGACTTGCTGGCTTTCATAGTATTCTGTTGGCAGTACACTTCCTGGGAAATACCCAAGTACACCGTCATGATAGTCTACTTTCCAAAACATAAATTTATCATTGTATCTGGCTCCTGAAGAAACATGTTTGTCTACATCTTCAGGCATCACACCAATTGTTTCTGAGAGTTGCTCTCGATATTCATCAATTGGTAATTGTATATTAGGTGTCCATCTACCGTGTTTAACTACTACCCAGTAACCCGGCTTGAGTTCGTCTCCAAACTTTTCTCTGATAGTTGGTCCTACACTAAACACCTGGAACCATCTGCTTCTCACACCTGATTCCTTGCTGTCATCGTTTGGTATAATAATACCACTGGCTAGTTTCTTCTCTCCGAAGTCGCCATTTATACATAAAAGGTTGTCACCTATTGCTTTTAATCTAGTCATCTTCTTCCCAGTCGTCTTCAAATAACGGCACCATTTCTATATCTCCATTGGGCAATTCCACCTCCTTATACCCTATTGGTTCTTTACTTTGTGCTTGTGCTTTTGATTTTGCAACCTGTGTTTTAGTAAGTTCTTCTACATCTTTTTCTTCTTGCATCTTAATTGGTTCTACAGGTTCTTTTTTAACTACTGGGTCTGGCTGTACTTTAGCCTCTGACTTGCCTGTGGCGGCAGTCTTTACTTCTGGTGATAAATCAGATGGTTCTGCATTTACGCCACTAAATGATGGTTGTGCGTTTTTAATGCTGACTTGCCCTGATTCGGAACCATCAGCATTTTTATAATGATCTCTTGCTCTTTGATCGGCAGTCTTTATTATTTGACCACCAGGGCCAATGAGGTCGCCTTTACCGTTCACAGACATATTGCCAATAGCAGGAGCATCGCCTTGTTGAGCGATAATAGATTCCATGTCTATGACTTTGCCTTTACTTGTTAAATGTTTACTCATCTTTTAAAAATTCCTTAATATCTAAATTGTATTTAAGGCTATCAACCTTGTGTACACCAAGTAAGTATAATACATAACTTGCTACACTACTGCCTCTACCAACACCCCAGACTATTTTATGCTTTCGCATGGTATCAATAATATATATCAACGCCCTTAGAATGGGATATAGGTTCCTGGACCTATATTGTTCTAATTCTTCTACTACTCTATTTATTTGTTCTTGGGTAGGCTCAGGTGGTAGTTCGTGGACCACATACTCATCAATGTCTATGTCTTTGTAGTGATCTGGTATCATCCATTGAGATTGCATACTGCTATGGTATGTATCTACATCAATGCCCATGTTGGCTAATAGTTGCAATGCATCTATTCCTAGTTCATTGCAATTACTATTAAAAGTGTTTATGTCATTGGTAGATATAAAGTCTATACCATCCAACACTTTGTTATTATATAGCAACTCAATGCCAGTGTTTTCGCAGTTTTGACTTCTACTAAATTTATCTAAACTATCTTTGGTTTCCATGCTTTCTTTTTGTATTCGTCTAAATTAATAATTTCGCCTGTGTCTCTGGATTCTGGATCAAGTATTGTTCTAACTTTGTTTGCTATAGTTTCAAATGGCTCTGTTACATGATGCTGTGTATTTTCAAAATGGTTTGCCATAAAGTCGTCATACTCTTCCTGATCTTTTGCACTACCATCATATGTGGATATATCATTTCTAAACCACCATGCTATTTCATTAAACTTTATACCATCTATCATTGTATCAATACCAGGCAAATACTCATAATTTAATTCATCATCTGTATAAGTATAACTGGTTTTTGTTCTTAAGTCAATGATTTCTACATTACCTATGTAACAATGTTCTGTAATTGCATTAAACTTAGAGTGCAAAATTACATTTAGACATGCATCACCTGTGCTAGGCACATATACTAATGGATTATCAACATCCATGCAATTCTTTAATACAAAATTAGCACCATTAGGATCAAACACTATTGCATTATCAAATACTGCTTCTAGCATAAAGTTCATTTTGTGAAAGTTTAGTGAATGATAGAATGAAACTTCTTTTTCTTTGAACCCTTCTTCTGGTATTGATGTAAATTCTATATTGATTGTGTATGGTATTATATCTAAAGAGTACATAGTATCTTCTGCGTTAGATATTACTTTTATCATATAGATATCTTTTGTTATTGTGGTGTAATTATTTCTTGTTGTTATATACATAATGTTGTGCTAATAATTTTGTAATTGCTGTTTGTCTTAATTCTTCTTTAACTTCTTCTGGTACAGGATCAGGTTGCACTTGCATTTCACCTTCGCCTATTTCGTACACACCAACACCTTCTTCAATATCTTTTTTAGCCATTGCTAATTGCATACGTTCTCTATATTCAAAATTTGCTTCGTTAATATATTCTTCTAATTGCCTAAATGCAGGATAGTTTGGATTTGCAGTTAGCAACTTCTTAGACAACGTATCAATATGGTTAAGAAGTGCTTCGTCATCGTAGTTACTAAAATCGTTAAACATTCTTTACCTTTAGTAGATACTTGTAGTAATCTTTTTTGTTCTTAAAACCTATTTGTCTTCCTCTAATCATTACATTATATATCTTTAACTTTTCTTTTTTACAAAACTCTCTTGATAAATGTTTGTGTTCATTACTATTTATGGGGGCCTTGTACTCAAAGGACTCCCATAGTGATATCATTCCAGCGGTACGCTCTTCAAGTGTAGCATCTAATTTACCAAAGATAATATTGCTTTCTTCGTCAGAGTAAACTTGACTCAGTTGTTTCGTAAAATTTGTCATAGTTAGTTTGACTCAATGTATTAAATGCAAAACGTTGGCTAAAGATCATGTCTAAGTTTGGTAAGGCATTCTTAACACAAAACTCAATAGCAAAATTTTGATTCCGGCCTCCTATAGATAGTTGGTAATTATTAATAATACTTTCTGTAAATCCTGCAGGTAATTTGTAATTATTTAACTTTGATCTACCTGGATTGACTATGTTATAGTCTTCAAAAGACAGTTGTGACCTAAGGTGTTTAATGTCCCTTACGCCTACATACGCCGTCTGTAACGCATTATAATCTGCCTCTACGAACTTGATAATGCTTCTGTTGTTAGGACTTGTTAAAAGGGTGTATTTTTCCTCTTGTTCCTGGATTTGCCATTCCCAATTAGACATATAAAAGTTTATAGTTTCTTCCATATTATTTGTATGATACACTAGACCATAAAAATTAATTAGTTCACTTGGAGTAACTTGACGAACATTTTTTCTATCGAAGGAGTCATTAAGATATGATTCCATTGCATGTTCGCCGGCAACTGTTAATGAAAAACCATTTGGATCTTCTAATTCTTGGAACCCATCGGGTTCATCACTGTAAAATCCTAATCCATATATACCACTGCTTTCATTTATAACTGTTTTTACATGCAGTATTACGCCACCAGCGGTATGCCAAGATGATATATCTTCCAAACTTTCGTTTGCTTGTCTAAAGCCTAGTGATAAAAAGTTGTCAAATATGTCAGGATCTTGTATTGAATTTTTATATTTTAAGAATGTTAGATCAATCGATGGTTTTGTCATTGTCCTGCTCCTCAGCAGTATCGCAAGACTGGCAACATTCTGGTGTTCCGCATTTGTCATGGAGCACACCGTCTTCGTCGTAGCCTTCTTTGTTTACTTTCTTAGGTGTATAGATTTTTGGTTGAAATTCTTTTAATTGGTCCATACAGATATTTATCTGTTTTATTATGGACGTTTGTCAACAATCTCGTCTATCAACCCATACTCTAATGCCTCAGTGGCAGTCATAAAGTTATCACGTTCAATATCCTTATTAACTTCATCAAACGTTTTACCTTTACTATTATGCTTTACATAAATCTCTGTTAATTCTGTTCGCATTCTGCGTATTTCTTGTGCCGCAATTTCGATGTCTGTTTGCTGTCCTCTTGCACCACCACTTGGTTGATGTATCATATGTCTTGCTTTTGGTAGCATATATCTTTTACCAGGTGCTCCTGCTGTTGCAAGTAAACTGCCCATACTACATGCCTGTCCCATCACAATAGTTGATACATCTGATTTAATGTATTGCATTGTGTCGTACATTGCCATACCACTTGTAACTACTCCGCCTGGAGAGTTGATATAAAAATTAATATCTTCACTGCTGTCTTCTGCTTCTAAGAATAGTAACTGAGCACAAATGCTATTTGATACTTGGTCGTTTACTTCGCCGTTTAAAAATACAATTCTTTCTTTTAAAAGTCTGCTGTAGATATCGTAACTACGCTCTCCGCCTGCTACTTTCTCTACTACATAAGGTATAAAATTCATTGTTGCTCCTAGTTAATATCTCCCCACCTTCTTTTGTTTGGCGGGAATGCTTTGTAGTTATTTATAGATTCATATTTTTGATCTGGTACCATTTTGATGATATCAGGAAAAGTGTTTTCTATAATAACTTTGTGTATTGTACTATGAAATGTTTGTTGCGTCAAGTCATTAACAGATAGACCTAACATTAATTGTGGTATTTCTGGCACTCGCCATGGTGATATTATATTGTGATAGTCTATAGAAAGTATTTCTTTGTTGTGTAATATTTGATTAAGTACAAATTTCTTTGCTTCAATTAAATCTGTACCTTCGTATATAGGAAAGTCGTCAGGTATAGTTTCGCTGATATGAAAATTATACAGGTAGGAGCCAGAATGTTTATTTAATTCTTCATGATAGTCTAAACCAAAGCAATTCATTATAGAACTAGCATGGTGCGGAAACCTCAATGTTTCAATGCCTCCTGCAAATCCTGTTAGCATTGCTGTAAAAGGTTCACCAACTAAACATTCTTTATAGGCAATATATTTGTTTAAGTACTCATTATACAATGGTGTTCTATAATTTTTTGTGTGTAGTTTAACAAGGTCAGGTATTTCTAATCCACTTGTAGAATAATTTATAGGTATAGGAAATTTATATTTTTTGATAATTGCTAGGACTACTGCTGTATCTAACCCTCCACTAAAAAACAATAAAGATTTATTATATTTAGAACAAGCAGATGATATTCTTTCTGCTATTTTTTCCTCTATTATATTTGCGGCTGATTCAAATGTTACATCTTTAAATTTAAAATCAGGAATAATTGATTCAGTGAAATGAGATTCACCGTCGTATTTAAAATGATCTATACTGCAAGGTGAGTTATTATTGTAGAAGCAATGATTATTAGTTAATAATAATCCTGTGTTATTATTAAAATATGTTTTACTTTGATGATAAAAAGGCATAGATATATCTATAGTGTTATCAGCAATATCAATTTTTACATATTCATGCTCATGCCCTTTATAAAAACCTGTGTCAGTTGTTTTCCAATGACTATCTAGATAAAGGCAAACATTGTCATTCTTGTACATGCATGTTAAGAATTTTGGTTTAGGATAATCTTTCTTAGCAAGTAAGAATATCATCTTCCCTCAATAGACCAGTGTTGATAAACACCTTGTACACATACTGCTTGGTAGTATGCGTCTTCGTCTGCACTATGTAAATTTTGTTGTATGGCTTTACGAGGATCAACAGGCATCATATTAAATATTGTTCTGCAATCCATTACTTGCCAGAAGGCCCAATTCATGTGATGACCAAACTGCTTGTATAAATTCTCTAATATTACCATATCGAACTGAGGACCTTGACACCATATTTTATCAACACCCACTAAATATTTATTGAGATCTTTAAAAAACACTTCAAGTGGTACCCTACCTTCCTCTGTGAATGCTTCGTCTTGAATATGTTGTGGTTGTCCTGCCCACCATTGCAATGTACTTTCAAGCACACTTCTATCAGCAGTCATTTGCTCATCAGCACTAGGTCGCCATAGTGTTTTAGCATGTGGGTCTGTTAGTTTATACGGATCAAACTTTACTGCACCTACAGACAATACAACACAATCAGGCTCAGTGCCTAGTGTTTCTATATCTATCATTGCATGTGTGGCCATACGAATACTCCAGTAAAGTACTATTATATGGAATTTTTATAGAAAAGTCAAGTCTTTTTTGCTTAACCAAGTAATAAATGATCTGCGTTCGCCGGAAGTTACTTCGGTGATCTCATGTGGAACATGACCGCCATTAAATAAACACACAAAGCCTTTTAGTTTAGGCAAAATCCAGTCACCTATAACAACATCTCCGCCAGTATATTCGTTTTCATCTGATAATTGAATAATCAATGTCCATTCACGTTTTTTAAGTATTTCAGTATCACCGGAATCAATGTGGTTTTTCAAAAAGTCACCTGTTTGATATCTAATAACTTTTGCCCATTGATCAAAGTTACCACATACCCAATGATCCAACTTACTTTTTAAAAAGTCTCTAGCAATAATAACATTATTACCAAAGTAAGGATTTGAATGGGAATCAGCAAGGTCAACTCTGGTTTCAGTTCTTTTACTCATATCTGGTCTGTATTTTTCCTCAACCTCAACAATTTTGTTGTCTTCCATAGAGATATTAAATACAGTTGCTTGATGAAAAGGATGTTTGGGAAATTGATTATAAATTATATCACACTCTTCTGGTGTAAATATTTGACCTTGTACTCTGTTAAGAACTCTGCGTTCAGGATTATGTTTAAAAAATTCCTCTTTAGAGGTAAACACTATTCTTCCTCGTATTCTAGTTCGTCTATTTGATTTTGAATGTTGCGGATTGCGTCTTCGAATGGTTCTTCTAATTGATATATAGCAGACTCTAATTCATTTTTTAATTCTGATACTTTGCTTTCATCGTATTTGTCTAACTCTAAACCTACATCTTCTGCTATGCCGGCCAACTTAGACATAATTTCAATATGTGTATCTACATACTTGATAGTTTTGGTTGTATCTCTTGCCATACCCAAAGCACCTTCTAACTTGTAAAGTTTATCTTCTAATGCTTCTTTACTAGGTTGCTCTTGTAAGTTATTAATGTTTTCTGTGATACCAAACTCAGGCATATTAATAAACTTACCATTAAATTCTACTTTGATATGCTCAGGCTTAACACCGTTTTTTAACTGAGACGTTATGTTTCTACTTACCTCATATTGATCTCTAAATCTAAATGGATTAATCCAATCTGATTTACCAGATGCATCTGTTGTGTATATATGTATAGCAAATATATCGCTTTTTGTTTGCTTTTGCTTAAACTTATCTTGTGCATCAATTACATCGCCCTCATAGATACCGTCTTTGACTGTACCTACTTTTGCTTTTTTCTTTTTCTTTTTCTTTGATGAACCTTTTGAACCCCAGTAGCCTCCGTAACCTGCAAAGTAACCGCCTCGTGATGTAGTAGGTTCTGAAGAAGTGGAGTCAGCGGATGGAGTAGCATCAGAGCCACCACCTTCTGCAGACCCACCGTCTCCACTTGAACTTGTTGCACTACCACCAGCAGTTGCACCACCAGAGCCACCAGCGGCTCCGCCACCTGCTCCAGCACCACCGCCACCTCCGGCGTCTGCCATTAATTTCTTGTACTTGATACTATCCTTAATGGCTTCTATTACTTCGTCGTATTTCATATTAGTACGTTGCGTCTAATGTTTCTATTTCTTCTCGAGTTAGATCTGAATCTGCTAATGTACTTGCATCGTATCCTGTTGCTTTATGTAAAGTTTCATTCTCGATATGCTCAAAGTATTGTGTTGTAGTTCCTGAAACATCTCTACAAAAAATACATTTGTATACTGTTTCATCAACCGGTGTATTACCAGTTGCCGCTGGTGATTCTTTAGCGGCCGCTAATGCTACATCTGGATCTACTCCTTTTGCAACCATGTCATCTCTAATCTTTTGCCATGTATCTAATGGCGTTGCTAATGTATAGTGACTCATTATTATTCCTCTTTATAAACAGTCCAGGCACCATATGCAATCATGCCCCAACCTATTAAACTTGTTGGTATTAATATCATTACAATACCTCCACCTATTAGGACTGCTCCGTCCCAACTGGTTCTCTCTTGTGTTCTGTCAAATATCCAATCTTTAAGTTTATCCATTGTGATCTCCTATTTGTAATAGTATTTATCTACTTACCCTGTGGAGACTCTTCATCTAGGTTATCTACATGCTGAACATAATGTGGCATACCGTGATCTGCTACAAAATCAAAGAATTTAAACTGTTTACAAGCGGCCCAAAAGCCTCTCCAGCCGTCTTTGATCCTTTGCCATATAGTTAAATTTCTAATATTACCAAAACTATTGATATACATTAGTTTACCGCCATGTACAAACCCAAATAAAGCAGGTGGTACTCTTGGTACTATATCATTATTATTAACATATCTGTGATAAGAACCAATCTTACATCCTTCCAGGTGTCTTCTAAACTTTCTAGTTCCTACTCTAGGTTGACCGAACGTTTTTAATTCCTCTACAGGTATTTTATCATGGCATAGCATCTCTGCTACTAATACTGCCATTGCTCCACCTAAACTGTGTCCACACACATATACTTTTTCTTTATTCTTTCTGCCGTCTTTGACTGCTTTAAGAATACCTGGATAGACTTTGTTAGCCTCTTCCCAGAATCCTGAATGCACCATGCCGTTTCTATCATGTCTTACAGGTATTGTTTTTAAGTCTGCTAACACATCTGCAAACTGAGATGGCTCAGTTCCTCTACATGCTACAACTATTTTACCTGTTCCAAAATAAACCCATGCTTGAGCATTTTCTACAGAAACAAATACAGGATTCTTTTTACCAAATCCAGGAGGTCGTTTCTTTTGTCTTTCAGGATCATCTGGATCAAGGTAACTACGCCCTGCCAGTCTTGCCATTACTTTGGCTTGTGATATCTCTTCCAGATTATCACTAATAAGTTTGTTTTCATTGCTCATAATTACTCCTACCTAATTATGCTAGTATTTATCGTATCGATAAATAAGAATATTACTGTAGGAGTAATTTAAATGGTAACTGAATTAGTTCCGTATTCTTTTAAGAAAGATATGTTGTTGGTCTGCTCTATAGGACTCAACATAGGATTTATTATAGGCATTCTGCTTATATAAGAAAAGCCCCACTAAAGTGAGGCTTTATAATTGTATCTGATATAACCTTTGCTCTGGGCAAGAGTGATATTACTTTAGAATCTTAAGATAGGTTCCATTGCGAGGTACATAAACCAGACCATAAAGGCTAAGCCACCAAACGTGAAAATATCATTGCACGTCTGTCCGTCTGGACAATACTTCTCTTTGAAGTCTGCCAAAAATTTGGGTAAATCTGTAAAGGTTTCAGAAACAAAACTTTTAATTGTATCTGTTGTCATTATATTCTCCTAGTCTAATTACAATTAGCACTAGTCATTCACAGATCCTTACGGACTCTGCTCAGGGGTTAAAGTTCCTTAACTTTTGTGATTTCGTATGTTGTATCTTCGCATTGAGACCTACAGCGGATACTTACCGCTACAACCGACAATCAATCAACCGTCCCGTTGTGGAAGAGACCAATGATCTTCCAAAGAGTATTTATCTATCATTAACACATCAGTTAAGTTTTATGGTATTTTAAGTCGAAATTAAAACTTTGCCCCAACCTTGTCTTCTTTTGTAATACATTCTGTCCATGTATTCTTCTTCGCTATCACAGGGCATGATTAGATCAAGTGTGTATTCTGTTTTGTCTTTGACTAACTCTGCTTCTTCGTCATTGATGTATTCCATAAAGTTATAACCAAAGTTCATTTGAGTTGGGTAACTCACATTAAGGTGTGTCACATAGAATGTTTGTAGTTTCATAAGTTGCGGATAATACTTCTCTGGTAAGTCTAACCATTCTCTGCTGTAGTGTTTGTCAATGAACTCAAATATCTTTAATGGTTCCTTGTGGAAGTCGCTTTGTGCTGACCACATAAGTGTATGTCCGCTAAAGCCATCTGCTATTCCTGTTTCTAAGTATTCAGTTAGTTGTGCTTTTGCTGTGTCGAACAACTGCTTTACATAGCCATCGTCTTCTTGTATAATCACCCACAGTCTATTGTAAAACTCAAAGTAACTCATGTCTTTGTACTTGCGTAGGAACCTACTTAATATTTGTGTCCAACCGTAGTTGTGAAAATTATTGATCATCCAAGCATACATCCAACTGTCTATAAACTTAGGCATAGGCATGTCCTTGGTACCGCGGACCAACGTAACACTTTCACTGATGCCATCTTCTTCCTCAAAGCCTGATATATAATCTTTCACAACCACTGTATCTATTTCATGTTCTGTTCTTTGGCCAGGTGTGTTAAGGTGTGCGTTCTCTAGTAATTGTGCTAACCAACTTTCAATAGCATTGTGTTGGCCCATTTCAATTACGTCACACAAACCTTTGCTCCAACTTTCAAATGTTTCTTTGGGTAAGCCTAGTATGAGTTCTGTGTAACTAGGTATCTGTTCTCTATTACATATATCAAATATATGTTTTAGATTACTAAACTCCATGTTACGTCTTTTAATTTCTTCTAGTACATCCATGTCCATACTTTGTACACTTAGAGTTAGTCCTCTGTTGAAGCCACTACTAATAAACTTCTTAACAATTTCCATAATCTCTTCTGAACTGTTCTTGTACCACGTGGCGTCTACTACTTGTGGATAACCAAACTCTTTTTGTAGTTCTACAAGTTCTTCTGTGAACTTCATATCTCTATCTGTGAACACACCAAAGTTTGCGTCTGCTATTGTAACGTAATCCATTTTGTTGTGTGCCATCCAATGTAATTCTTGTAACACTTTTTCTTCAGGAAACTTTTTAAGTTTGCTGTAAGTTAAACCACCCCAGTCACAGAATGTACAAGCAAAAGGGCAACCGCGATTAGTTTCTAATGTGCCGTTCCACAGTACACCTGGATTGTCTGCTATTATCTTTTCAAACACACCTGTCAAGTAAGGACTTGGTATGTCTAGTTCGTCTAGTCTAGGATAGTTGTATATCTTTTCTATTAGTTTGCCACTAATTAAATTGCGTAAGATATCTGTAAAACTCTGTTCGCCTTCTGCTAAACTGATTGAGTCTACATATTTGTGATGCTTGAAAAACTCTTCCTCTTCTGGTCTGTCAGTTACCTGTGGTCCACCAAATACTATTTTACATTTAGGGTAACGTTGTTTAACACGTTGAGCAACTGCTTTACTCCATTCCCAATTCCACATATAGCAACTGAATGCAATAATGTCTGGGTCTTCTAGTCTGTCAACTAAGGTGTCTACATTTTCTCTGCGGAATATTATGTCCTTGAGTTCTACATTTTCTTTTATATCATCAAACTGACTGGCATAACTCCACAGACATCCAATGCTGTAAGGAATCCAATAGCCAGTTTTGCCAGCGATTCCAAATCTAAAGTTAGGCTGGCATAGATATAAGTTTAGCATAGCAGTATTTATCGCTTAGAAAATGTTGTCAAAGGAAAGCAGGCACTAGGCCTGCTTACTGAATACTTGGTCCGTATTGCTTACTTAAAAGAGTCTCTGGCTTGTTTTACTAAATCTGCTTTCTTCTTACGCAAATCCAGTTCAACTCCATTATCTCTTGCTAATAGTTCTAACTCTGCTTTAGTCTTTTTATTCAACTCAGCGGCTGTTGGAACTTTAGATGTAGCAGGTGCCTTTGGGGCAGGTGCTGGTGCTGGTGTAGGCTTAGGTGCAGGTTTGCTTTCTACGACTTCATCTTTGCTAAAAAATGATTTATAAACAACAAATGCTACAATTATTCCTACAACAACTATACCGATAGTAGATTGATCCATGGTTATCTCCTTAATTGGTTATCTAGTTTTTCTAGTTGATCGTAACGATCTTTTTCGAACGTGTGTTTTAGATTGTAGGGATTATATCTTTTGTATGTTGTGCCTTTAATTCTGCTAATGACATCGTGTACTATTAATTTGTCTTCTACATTCTTGAATCCGGCAATGTCGGCGGCACTTTGCTCAAATTCAACTCCGTCCATATTTTCCAGTATCTTGAATAAGGCTAAATCAAATTCAAGATAACTGAACCCAAACTGTGCTTCATCAGAACTAGATATCCCTAGTCCGTCTGTGGGCACAGCAAATACGACACTATCTGGTACACCTTGCATTTCCGCAAGAGCAGGAACTTCCCAACTCTTACTTAATGACTGTATAGGCGAGACGTCGCCAACGTCCCCATGTAGTGTCCAAAACCCAGCCGCAAGTTCTGAAAAATTATCAGTACTTGCTACAAAGCCTTGACTCGCACCAGCAAGATTGTACAATGTAATCATACGCAATCTGGCTCGAATGTTTCCTTTTCTAATCTTACTAGAGTGATCATCGCTAATCAAACTAGCATCTAATTTGTATTGTTGTTTAAGTATATCTTCATATGCTTCTGTTAAGTCTATGTGTCTGTGATCAATTCCTAATGCGTGGCACGTTTCTATACCGCGATCAGTTTCATCTTCAATTTGGTTGATAGGCATTGTTACACCTATTACATGATAACCAGCATCTCTAAATAAACTGGCTGTCAAGGCACTATCGATGCCTCCGCTCATGCCTACACAAACATTACTTATTTTATATTTGTTGGCGTACTCTACTAAGTTCTGCACTATATCATTTCGTAACACTTGCAATCTTTCTACAGACATGTACTTTCCGCTTTTAATATAAGTATCTAGCAACTTGTCAAATGCAGGTGACAAACTTGGCTTCCTGTTATAATCCAATATTAGTCTTTTCAAATTTGCTTGTTCGTTTTTATTCATCGTCGTCTTTTTTATTATTAATTTCCTCTATGAGATCCCATATACTAGTATCTGAATTTAGTGTTTTAGAATCATATTCTTCTAAACCATAAGCCACTCTCAATGCTTTTTTATAGTAACCTGCGGCAGTACTGCAATATACAGCAAAACTTTCGTGAGTAATGTCTACGTCTAAGTCCATACCTAAATGAACCATAAACTTAGTTAAGTCGTTTACTACATCATCGATTGTTTCATTAAACAATATATCATTGTTTATAGATTCTGCTTCTTTGAGTTTTTCTCTATAAACAGTCAAGTCAACTAGATTATCTTTCATCTATTTTATTATGTTTTTCTAACTCTTCTATTTTAGATTTAAGAATATTGACCATATTGGACTGTTCGTCGTCTAATAACTTAGCACCAATGTGAACTTTTTCTTTTTCTAAAACATCAACTTGCGATTCTAAGGTTGCTATGCGTTGTTCTGCAGATGACAATGCGTCAATCAACTGCTTTTTGGTCATTTGTGTTTTGCTTGTCATACTATTAATTACCTATATTTTATCGTACACTACATACAAACTGGATCTTGAGTCGCCATCAGTAACTCTATTCATCATGCCGTGTAATTCTTTAGTTGTATTTAGAAGTATATAACCAGAGCCTTTTTTATAAGGAGTAGTTAAAAGTTCTTCTCCGTGTTCTAATTCCAGTACTGGTTTTAGAAATGTTGTGCCACATCTTTCATCGCAATCATTATCTAAATATATTTGCATAGTGATGTTAAGCACTTCTTGGTCGCAATGTGGCCATAGAATAAAGCCAGGACTATCTTTCCACATGCTAACATTTGGTACTCTAATTCCTGGTAAATTAAATTTGTCAATTATCGGTTGCATTGTTTTTTGCAGTTCAATGCTGATATTATGAATATCGTAGATGTCTGTTCTAACTCTTTGTATTTTATGTGTCTGTGGTGGATGAGCATATACTTCATAACTTTTAGAATATGGATCGTCTTGTACTTGTTTTATAGTCTTAATTTCTTCGTCAGTAAGTACATCTTCTAACACCAAAAGTTTATATTGGTATGGTTCAAACTCTATTGTTGCACCTTCTAAAACAGTTAGTTCAGTGTCTTCAATATACTTTACTAACTTTTCAAACATGTCCGTGAGCCAATAGATGTACAATTAAAAAATAAGTCATGCCATGTGCTAATTGATCAGTGCCATGTATTACCCAATACTTTTGATCAGATGGTAATACATTATATTTGTCCCATGCCTTGTTTTTAGCATAGTCTATATGATAATGTAAAACAAAGTCAATGAACGATAATAAAAATGCAACCAAAGGACTTGTAAAATTTAATAATATAATCAAAGTGAATAAACTATGAAGGCCTGCATGTGCTACGCCGCCTGGATGTCCGTACTTTCCTTTATACTTAAACATCCATGGGTATTGCATATAGTAATCTGCAACTATGTGTTTAGTCATTAGCCAAAATAAAATGTTAAATTCCATATTAATACCTGTGTGGTGGAGAATAAGAGAGTCGAACTCTTAACTGCTCCGTGCAAGGGAGCCGTGATCCCATTTCACCAATTCCCCAATCTGTTTATTAACTTCATATTTATACTTTTTACTATATCAAAAAGTACAACAATTGATAAGCCACTGATTAAAAATCTAATATCAAACAGCAATGCTTCTGGACTGAATGGAGGGAACCATTGTCCTGTGTTTGCTAGTATATGCCATACTAACCAACTGCTTAACAAAGACATGTACTTGCTGTCTAACATTCTGCTAATAAATGGTGCTAATGCTAATGCTGAATATGTGATTAACATGCTGTTATGAAATCCTAAAAACAAATCACTTATAAACATTATACCCAAAGGTAATAAGAATGCTAAATTATTTTTAGTAAGGTAAGGTGTAAGAACTGCTAACCCAAGTAATGGTTCACTGTTTGCAGGCAATGGTAATAGCCTGCTTATAATTAAAGCAACAAAAAGTATTGTGCCTGCTTTAAATATTGATAGATTCTTTAACACAGGCTTCGCAATTTTTGTTGAACATTGCTCTATTGTATCCTTTTGTTTTTGATCTACCTGCCCACTTAAAAGTTTTTTTGCACTCTGTACAATGCCTTTTATGTAATTGATATGGTCCCCATTTTTCATCATATGTTTGTTGTCGTTTTTGTATAGAGTCTAGACTCTGTTCTTTTTTAGGCATATTTTTCTCTAGTGTAAAGTAGAGAAGGCTCTTTCAATCATAGCCTCCCTAACATCTTTGTCAGATACGGCATCAATGAACTCGTCGTTTATTGTAAAGTATGCGTTACTGTCTGTGATGTCTTGTTCAGGTATGCCTACCATTTTACAAATGTCTTCATAACTTAATGCAATGCCTTTGGCATGTGCTTCAAGCATTAGGTCCATGACAATCTTACCAATTATCTTTTCCAACTTATCTGACATGCTATTATTTATGATGTCATAAAAAAAGGCGAATATAAAACTCGCCTTGTCAACCTTTTATTGTACGGCCTTTTTGCCAACCTGTTGGTATTGCAGATGTTTTACTTATTTTTTTATTATGTTTGTTATCAGTAATCCACATTGTACCATATTGAGAATTGCCTTTGCCTGATTGCCTAACAGAATTCTTTTCTCCTATAATTCTTTTTGTTTCTTCAGAATGTTTTTTGCCTTTAAACTGTCCTTGTGGATATAACTCCTTTACTTTTGCTCTACCTTTTTCTCTATCCTTATCTGAAAAGTTATAATATTTTAATTGATTTTTAGATCTTAATTCTTTTACAATTTTAGACATTTTGTTTCTAAATTCTTGTGTTTTATGCAGGGATTTGTCGTACGTCTCATTAACAAAATCCCAACCGCCGTCACCTCCTATTGCTAAGTTTAGGCACATAGGATCAGAATACCATAAATCTCCTATCAAATGTTTTTCAGCATTATTAAGATCTTTAGTATTGTTGTAAAACTTTAAAATTTCTTTTTCGTAAGGCAAGCCGGCTTCTTGCAGAGCAATAACTTTTTTACCACTCCCTGCATAGTTATCATTTAAATCTTTTGTTTGGTGCTTGCCAAAATAGTAACGACCATCTATGAAAGTAATCTTGTAAGTATAATAGAACATATACTTATTTATCGTTCGATACTTAAATATCGAACTAACTTGGCATCGGGTAGATAATGTGTCCTAACCACTAGACGAACGGAGCAAAATTGAGCAGGCGGTACACTTAGAGATTAACTCAATTTACGAAATACCACACGGGCCTGCTCATGTACAATAAAGTATTCTGTTACTCTGCTGTACAATTCTACATAGGTTCCTAGAACCCTTTGACACTCACTGCCTACTGCTTTCAGCCTTTGTGTCTAAGTTATGTATATTATACTAAAATTTGTGGTTTAGGTCAACCAACCTGGGCCTTGTTCTGGCTGGACTTGTTCTTTTATATGTGGTTCCAATAGACTAACTGCTAGTGCTATTGTGCTGTTTGTTTCGCATAAACGTTTCATACATGCTTTCCACAGACCAAAACTTATTTGTTCGTTTTGTATTACTCTGTATGTTCTTGTAATTGCGTTAGTAAATATATCATGTGCAAACAAGTTAGCAGTAGATACATCTTCATACAGTTGAATATTCTTTGTACCATAATGCTTTGGGTCTTGCATTAACTTTTGTTCTTCTGGTATAAAGTCTATTATGTTGTCTTGTGTGTGCGTTGCACCTGTAACAATATGATATAGGCTGTCGCTGACCAGTGTGAACTTATGTAGATTGCTTATCATTAATAGATTACTTCTTATGTAACTGCGGTCTGGGTATACATCTATTAATGTGTCTACAGTACTCAAAAGCCAACGTAGATTCAAATGTTCTAGTAATACGTCTGCATAATCCAAATAGAAACGTTCAAACTCTTCCATGTACTCTTGTTTACTATCTGCATTCATTCGCCTAGAAGTAATAATCATCTCCATTAATTTGATTACTGCTTTTGGCTTGCCTATGTTTTTATTCCACAATGGTATAGTTATTTGCTCTGGTGTACGCTCATGTGGAGGTATGTGTGCTACACTTGACTCGTCTTTGGGTTTAGTGATTATTTCTAGTAGTTCATCCATTGTAAAATTTGTTCTTGATATACATATGATGCTCAAAAAAGTCTAATAACTTATATTCATTATATAGAACACCATGAACTAATTCTCTAATCTTATGTGCGTGATCGTATTTGAACTTTAGTAGATAATATCTTTTTTGTTCACTGTATGGAGATCTTCTATTAACAAAAGTTTTTACAAGGTCTTGTGTAATATTATCTTGGTGTTGTACTATTGGCCTGTATATACATGACCAAATATTTGATCTTGTATCTAAGTTTAAACCTATAAGCCTACTTAAAAGAAACGCAGGTCTCTCTAATAATGCATTTTCTAATGTAATAGACAACGGTGTCAAATGCAGGTCGTACATACTAGATTTAACAACATTGCCCTCGAGTACTTTGTCTACAAATTTTATAAGATACGGTTCTAACTCTTTATAAATGTTTGGTTTTTCTAACCCTTTTGTTTTGAATAGATGCATAAATTCTGTAAAATCATTGCTAGAAAGATAGCCGCCTAGTAATTTATCTACAGGATCTTTATAAGGAATATACCAATTTAAATTGCCCTCTGGTTGAAATGCTCTCGTGCTATGTTCCGAATAATACCTATCAAACAACTGACTAAATGCATCATGGTTGCCTTTGCGATAAAGTAACAAACTGCTTGTGGAGTCATTGCCGTCGTTGTTTTTAAAATTTATCCAGACATCTCTTTCCTTTAATTTTGTTTTCCATGAATTTTGAATGCTTTTATCAAACTGCAAATAGTCATACAAATCGTGTATACTGTGTCTTAGTTCTGTCATTACTATACTTATACCAAACTATGTGGCGGAAAGGGAGGGATTCGAACCCTCGGTACAGTTACCCGTACTCTTCCTTAGCAGGGAAGTGCTTTAAGCCACTCAGCCACCTTTCCTATTCTCATGATCTGTTGCTGATTTTAATCTAAAGTAATCATATAATTTGTATTCATTAGCAAAAATATCTATTAATGCTGGGTGATGATTTTTAAATCTGTTATCACGTTGCCATTTATAAAATGTGTTTGATATAATCATTGAGTAAGGTGAAGTGAGTGACCGTGTTAATGCTGATTCATATAATCG